ATATGATAACACCTCATTACCTATTTGCAATAGACCTTTTTCCGTGAAACCGGTAGTTGTAGATGCACTAGTAGTGACGATTCCATTCTCATATCTGTAGCCCAGAGTAACCGTGGTGGAACTAACAGATGCGCTATAGGCAGTACCAGTTCCTGTTTGAGATATTGCAAGATTAGTGGCATCTGTAGTTGCTATAGAACATGTTTCTCCTGCTTGTGTGGACCTCATACTGGTAATCTTTATTCTACCACTACCATAATCAGAATTAGCAGTTGCTAAAAACTCGTTGTGAACTGCTACGTTGGATGCATTACCTTCGAGTGTGAATGAAGGTGAGAAGTCTATTGCCGTCTTCCCTACTCTGTCTTCCTTATTGATGAGGTCAACAATATTCTGGGCTGTAGTTATCTCATCAAAGTCTGACCTCCAGTTTGTACTACCTGTACCAATTGATAGTGTCGCTATACTACCATTACCCGGAGATAGATATATCGAATCATTAGATAGTGCTGCATAGTTCTCTATTTTCAAACGAGCCTCTGCTGCACCAATCTCACGATAGTCATCACCTTGCCAAAGTTCGAGACGCAGTATTTGTTGTACATTCCTGAATAGCAAAGGAGCAGTACCTACGTAATCAGTGTAGTATCGTCGCCTGTAAGGTTTGTAGGTATCGAAGTTAATGTACTCGGCAGAGACAAGATTGGGTCTCCATGAGTTGTGAGTTGTATTGTCTATTCTGTCCTGTGCACGTAGTATGAGTTGTTTTACCTTATCATGAGTAATTCCTCTTGTTCTACCATTGGAGAATGATGCTTGATTCTGCACATACGTGTTATCAGCCGCTTGGTAGTTTGCGATGGATAGACCTTCACTGATGAAACCGAGAGCAATCCCGTTTACGGTGGATGATATCTCGGTAATGGTAACAGTGATACCCATCGGGTCAGCGTCACTGTAGATTAGAATGGAATCGTCAACGCTGAATCCTGTGTTCCTGTAATCAGAACCAGTGATGTAGACCTTGGCGACATCGTTTGCTGCGCCCCCAATCACAGTTAGTGTAGTGTCTGAGGATACTAGAACCGCCTCTTGTGGTCCTATTTGTAATAAGTCAGCGACTTTTTGTGGAGTAGTATAAACCATTTCTGTTGGGTCGAGTGGTCTTGTTTCTGTCTCACCGGTACTGAATACTTGTGGCATTAAAGTCTTGCCTCCTCGTTACGAGTGCCTAGATTGTATTCCATAGGTCTTAAACAACTAGCACACTTCTCCTTCCATAAGAAATGAAGCATACCACAATGAATACAGCGAGTACCAGCACCGATGTTCATAACATCACCTACGTCCTTGACTCGTTTATTTTGTTTATTCACTACGCCTTCTAGAGGTTTAGTAGTATTCTGGACAGTGCCAGAATCGTAATGTATGTCAGAACGTACAGTTTGTTTTTGTGCTCGGGAGATGTCTTCAATATCCAATTGTCTTAATTCGAAAGTCATCCATATCCTCACCTTTTAATTAACTCGACGTGTATACAAAGAGATATACATTGCCTCTGATGGTTATTGGCTCGACTGATACAACAGTACCAAGGCCATTAGTTGCCGTAGTCAAAGTAGCGCTAATAGTAGTGAGATTACTTGCTGTAAACTCATCAGGCGCATATGGTCCGAGTACGTCGATTCCTTTTGCCATTTAGTTCACCGCCTTAATTGCGGAAACCTAAACCAATGAATCTTCCGCCTAGAGATGCACCTTCACTAAAGTGCAGTGTAGTGCCGTTTGCACCAATTGCTACTGGGTTTGCTTCCTCAGTTGGGTTATCGTTGCCGCCTACTACTATTACATCGCCGTAAACTAGACTAGCCAAGTGTCCTGAGAAGTCTATACTTGTATCGCCGTCTGCAAAAGTACCTGTTACTAGCATTAGGTTTCCTATTATTGTTGGTCTTGTGTCAAATGTTATTGCCATTTATTTATTCCTCCATTATTTCTGTTTGTGTTTCTTCAACTACTGCTTCTACCGGTGTTTCAGTTATTTCTTCTGCTACCGGTTCTGCCTCTGGTATAGAAGCGGGAGCGGGTGGGTTAAGGACTTTGTCTACCATACCAAGTAAATTGGTCTTAGTTTTGTATCCTTTGCCCACTTTGGTTCCGTTATCTACTAACCATTCAGAGATTTTGGCTTTAGTCCAACTCACGTCTGGTATACCGTCCGCGCCTTCGTCAAAGTGTACTCCTTCGTCGCCCTCAATGACGTATTGCTCATCGCTGATTTTCCTACGCCATAGATTTAGCCATTCTTGACTGACTTCTCTAGGCTGCATACGAACGAAAGCCGGTACGAAGATGTCCGGACTTTTTCGCTCGTAAAACGGTCCTTTGTAGGTTATAGTAGGCACGAAGAATCACCTTATGCCACTAATAGTGTTACAAACATTCCTGCTGATGCTGCTTGTGGTGTCAATGTTACTGTTGTTGCGTTAGTCAATGTTACTAGACAATCTGTTCCGCCAGCACCTTGTGTTACTCCTACTATTCCAACAATCTTACTGAATGCCGCAGGAGCGTTTGTGCTCTTTGTTACAACTATTGTTGAAGCGCTTGCGTGTGCTAAATCTAGTTTTATCTGTAATAGTTTCAAAGCACCTGTTGCGTCAGTAGTGTTTTCGTTTTTTGCTTGGAATCCGAGAAGAGAGCCGGGATATGAATCCGCTGCTGCTCCACCGTCTAGCCATGCTGTTTCTCCTACTTGTGTACCTGCCCACAGTTGGTAATCTGCGGTAATCGACATATTCGCTGGTATTGTTGTTGCGTTAGTCGCTGCTATCTTTAATCCGTTTTGGTCATCTAATGTTAGTGTTGCCATATTTTATTCCTCCATTTATCTCCAAGACAACCTTACTTAAGGTTCCTTACGCTCCCTTGTGCACCGAAGAAAGTAGTCCATACTTCACCCATGGTTCTGTATAGTCCTTCTTGGCCTAGTCTGTTAATTGCAAACGGGTCACCTGTTTCGATACCGCTTTCAAAGTATTGTGTTGGAATTGCTGTACTGAAGTATAGATAATCAGTATCTAGGTAGTAGATTTTCGATAGGTTACCATCGTCGTCCATGTCTTTGGTTGGGATGATTGGTACACCGTTGTATGTTGCGACGATGAATCCGGCTTCCATACCGGGTACACCCTTCACACCGTTATATGATGGTGTAACTCTCTTCTCTTCCATGAATCTCTGTTGTGACTGCAATAGTTGTTGTAGTCTCATTAGAGTGTCATATCCAGTTAGCATAACTTTCGGGTTTCCACCACGTTCCCAGACTTGCTGGAATAGTGTATCTAATTGGTCTAGGGACAAAACTCTGTCAGCACCTGATGCACCTGCATTTACTTCTGCATCAGCCCATGTGTTATCGCTTCTGTTGATGGAATAGATATCCATGTCATCCGCAGTGTCCATCCAGTCAGTTGAACCACCCATTATTGCGTGGCTTGCGGTAATTCGGTCTAAGGACTCGAAGTTGTTTGCTGCTGCTGTATCAACGTCTGTTAGAAGCATCTTGTTGACCATCTCTGCGTGATGTTTACCCATTTCTTCTTTGAGAACTGAGCGAATGTCTCCAAGACCATCGTCTCTGTCTGCTAGGAAGATTGCTGTTTCGGACATATCGAATGTGTGTGCGATAGTCTTTGGTTTTGCAGCAATGTGCTGGAACACAGGTTTTACTGTGTCAGGTAGTATTGCGTTTTCTGCAACTCCACCGTGTACTGTACCTGCGTTAGGTTTTTCTGTAATAACACGCCATCCGGACCTATCCCAAGGTCTTTTTGGTAGTATACTGAATGCATTGAATTCTTGGTTCAATTGTGACCAAACCTTGCGTCCGTAAATTGCTTGGTATGTACCAGCAGTTGTGGACAGCATTGGGCTGTCACTTTTCAATAGTTCACTACCACTGTATGAGTAGCCCATTGCGTTCCCTGCGCCATAGTAATAGCGCTCCATGTCTGTTATCGTTCGTACGTAATCTCTTGCCATATTTATTCACCTCTTTACTCCGGATTGAAGGCCCTCGTTGCCAAGTTGTGTACTTCTCCCCAAGACATTCTTGCTAAGTCTTCAGTTGAAGGTACAGACACTGTTGGTGCTGATACCGACTTCTGGATTGACTCACCAGATTGTGGGGTTGAAGTAACGCTCTCGATTCTCTCGGATAGCGCTTCAATCGATTTTTGTATTTCTGTTAGAGGTCCGCGAGCATCGTATGCTGCTGCCTCTGCTTTTGCAATTTGTTCAGTACGCTCTGATGTGTATCTGTCTGCGAATGATGTTTCAAGACTTCCACGGAACTCTTGTTCTAGAGCAGCAGCCTTGTAGACTTCATATGCTGCTTCTACATCTGAATCACTTACTGATGAAGGATTTAGGTAATCGGATTTCTTTACGTCTTTCTTACCGCCTTTTCCAGTTGTTCTTGAGATAGCATTAGTAGAAGGAGAGCCACTTTCTTGTGCTCGGCCTTTTACTTGACCACCAAAGTAGTCTGCACCATCGCCAATTGATTCTGGAGTAGAGCCTAGATTTGCTTTGTTTAAGTCATCAAAGTGTTCTCTTGCACCATTAATGTCAACTCCGCCACCTTTCAGGGTGTCTTCCATCCAGTTTAGATACTCAGAAGTAATAACATCAGAGTAATCGGACTTTTCGACGTCTTTATCTTTGTCGTCTTTCTTGTCCGCTGCTTTCTCTTTGTCATCCTTGGCATCCTTGCCGCTGTCTTTCTTATCAGCGATAGCCTCTTTCAATGCTGCTGGCATTTCACCTTTCTCCATAGAGTCGAGTCTGCCTTCGAGCCTTGAGAGCACATCGCTCATTTGCTTCATCATATCATCATTTTCTTCTGTCATTTTTTTTACTTCCTTTGTTGTTTTATCTTGTTTTAATATACTAAATGTTGCTTCTGGATTAATTCCTTTTTCGCAGATTGTGATTTCGTGTAATTCAAGTTTACTGATTTCTTGGTAGTCGCCCCTTTTTGGGTCCGATTTCCTCATTCTCTTGAATGCTTGTCCTCCGATGCTAAAACCTCTTAATCCGCCCTTGCGTATTTCCGCTGAGACTTCTTTGGCTTTCTCGATGTCATTTCGTAATTGAACTACTACAAACATTCCGACATCATCGACTTCGCTTTTCCACAACCTCCCTTCTGCATCTGTATAATTTGGTACTACTTCCCCTACTTGTATATTTGAGTGCGCTAATTGGACGTTTCTATATTTTGGGTCTTCCATAAACTTAGAAAATGCGTCCTTCAGTGCCCCCCTTGTTATTATATCGCCCTGCTTGTCGACCAACTCAACACTGGCGTAACCAGCGACAATGAGGTCGTTTCCACCCTTGAGGAGTGAAATCGATTCATCGTTTCTATACAGTTGTTCACTTAGGACCACTAAACTTGAGTTGGGTTGTCATACTACTTATACCGCTCGCCCGTCCAAATGCAAGGTTTCATTCACCTAAATCGTCGTACTGCTCTTCCTTTTCTTTCTTTTTCTTAGGTTTATTAGGATAATCAGATGGCTTTTCTGGGTCTTGCTCTGGTCTTTCTTTCATGTCCCAATCAGGTATAGCATGCTCCGTAGTAAGAGAAGTGGGGCCACGAGGACTTTCAACTGCTCCTCCAACATCTATACCTAATCCTTTACCACCAGACATTGGAAAATGTCCTTTCTCTATTTCTCCTAATGCTTTTTCCATAATTAGTAATGCTTTCAATGCCTCTTCCGGTTTCAACAGTATATTCTTATCTTTCTTTGGTTTTAACAAACCAGCACTCTGACCCTCTATTCTATGTGCACGCTCATCTGTCATACCCTCATCAGCATTATCCTCATCCCAGTCTTCCCTATCTAATTCTTCTTTCAGCAGTTCTTTGAAACCTTGACGCCAATAGGGCTCTAAACTCTTAGCAAGTTTTAATGAATAATCTGAATTACTAATACTACCTATAGCGGCTATTGGATTGATAGGTTGTTCATCTACTATCTCATACTTCACTAGGTCTTCTGGTAAATGGATAATAAAATGCCCTCTATCTATTTCCATAGCAAATGGTATGTGTATATCTTCTTCCGATTTTGCTAGTAATACCCATTTAGGATGTCTTTCCTCTCCTTTCATATAAGTAGACATAGCATCTCTAAGAAGTAATTTCTGGCCACCTTTACCTAATTCTTTCACGGCTTCCTCGAAACCTACTTCATCTGTAACTCGTATCGATTCAGGACTAGGTACATGTACAGGTTCATAACTATCAAATTGACCTCTGATTAATTTGACTCTCTCTCTAGTTGTGAGGTCTGTTACATCTGTCTCTTCGTATAGAAGTATATCATTGACATGTAAATCATCACCAACTATGGTAGCGTCTATAACATAGTCTCTCTCACAGACTTTTCTTAATGCTACTCTCATCTCATCATCAACACCGATTTTTTCCCCACCCTCATTAGTGATATCTATCCTGTTTCCTTTCTTCTTGACCTTAACTCTCTTACCTTCATGATACTTCGAAATTACCCATTCTCCGGTAAAGCCTCTGAGTTGTTCCATATCATCTACTTCGAATATTCTATGCAAGGGGTCAATCAGTGGCACTTCCTTAGGTAGTGCGGCTTTCAACATTTTACCCACATTACTTAGGTCATCTACAGGTGCTTGTCCTGTCGATTGATTAAGTGACATTTGATTATTAGTCAGAGTACCCAACTGTGTACTAAGTTCGGGATGTGAATATAGTTGATTAGCCCACTCCTGTCCGAATACAGATTCCATCCAAGGTCTCGGTACTGTATTGAGAAGTTGTGTATTAGGCATATTAGTACCGACTGTTGGAGCACCTTGAGAGCCAAAATCAAAACCAACGCTAGGGCTCATAGAATAACCATAATCCATTCTGCCTGAATTGAACATAGGTGTGATGACATTACCAGACATTTCTTGTACAGGTCTGATTGGTACTGTCATTTTACCATGCACTGGTTTAGTGATGGAACCCGCACTGGCTTCTTCAAGTGGCCCCGATTGTCCCTCATCGAATGTGAAAATATGGCTAGATAGTGCTTTGTTCCTTGCTCTTTCCTTAGTAGTGGAATTAATGTCCTTTGGAGGTGATTCTGGATGCGAATGATGATTTAAACCATAAGCAGTCATGTCTCCTAATCTTGGCAATTGCCTCAAGAAGCCGAGTGTCCTATATGCCTTATTGCTAGTGTTAAACGCTTTACTACCTTTAAGATTCCTAGCAGGTACGTCACCAAAACCATCTATATGCTCTTTGATATCTCCGATACCTTTGAACTCTGAAAACATATTATCCATTCTAGGATGGAGTTCATCACCCATAGACATCACTTGGCTAAAAGTTGCAGCCTTTGTTGGACCAACTAAGGTACCTAGTATCTGCTCTACTTGTTGATTGTGATATTCGTCATCAGGCAGTCCTAGTATTTCCCTCGCTTCTTCTACTTTCATTTGTGGATTTAACTTCACACCTTTGTCTCTTAGGCTCATTGCTAGTTTCTTATGAGGAGACTCTTGTCCTTTGGATTCAAGCGCTTGTTCTAAACTATCTCTAGTTTCTTCTTTCTCATGATAACCCATTGTTGTATAACTATGGTCACCATCTACCATCATTCCTCTGTTAGCATCATACGCTAGTCTCATAGCATTAGACAAGGCCTTTGCTGGATTCGAGGTACTGAATGCATTAGGGTCTTCTTCTAATATCTTAGGTAGCAATTTAGACTTAGCATACTCTGCATGCGCAATCATATCAGCATTCTTCTTTTCAGTAAACTCCTTACTATGATGTAGACCTTGGCTATCTTGTAATTGTTTTTCTCTATAATCGTCATCTTTTCTTTTTAGTTGCTCAACGTCCCCTCTTAGTATAGCCAGTTGTACGTCTCTGTTGGGGATATCAGGATTCATCTCTATCTCCTGTATACGTTCTTGAATGTTCATCATCTCTGATATTATGTCTCTTCTCTCTATCGGGTCCATATCTGAACTGAATCTTATCTCTCCAGTATCGCTTATGTTTTTTCTAGCATCTCCTAGAAATTGGAGTAAATCAGTATGATTGTTTGGTCGAGGGCCTAGCATAGGGTCATTCGCAATATCGGAATAACCTAACACATTGTTGTCTGGTGGTTGATTAGGTGGATTGTTTCTACCAAGCGCAAGTGCTAGTCTATGAGACATCGCTGACCTATTCAATAGAGAGGAGTCTCCTCTAAACTCAGCACCTATACCAGCATAGGGATGGTCTTGCATATAATTACTGGATGTTTCTCTATTGAACTTTCTATCTAGGAAATGTGTCTCTTCACTAGGTGTTTTGTTATGGAGACTACTCAACAACTCTGGAAAATGAGTTGAGAGTTCATCTGTGTAGTTATTATGCCTACTTCTGTTTTCTTCTTTATTGTCCATGTCTTTTCTTGATACTCCGTATCTAGTTAGTATCTGAAGCGGTGTGAGTGGTCCTCTTAATCCATCAAGAAGAGGGCTGATGTGAATACCACCAAACATACCAACTGTATCCTTTCTTGCATTCATCTCATTCATCATCTCACCCATTATAGATTCATCTTTAGTGTCATAACGATAGTTACCCAACAAGGAGTCTTCTTCTTCACCATCATACTTGTGATGCTCATGTAAAAACTCACCATAAGTCGTTGGGTCTCTACCTAGACCACCATGGGCAGAGAAGTACTTAGTCATCAGACTACCTAGTCCTCTTAATTTTCCATCTTCAGAAATATAATGTTTTTTCTCTTCTTCGGCTATATCGGCTACTCTAGGACCGTTGAAACCTGTTCTGAACGTACCATATGCATTTTTAATTTGTTTAGATTGTTTACTGAGAGAAGATTTTTGTCCCAGATTATTCATTACCTTATCTATAGTAGTTCTATCTAATAAAGCACCAGAGTATAATTCATCCGGTATAGTAGGATGGTTGTCTACAGGTACCCTTGATGAATCATAGCCCGCTAAACTCAGTAATCCTTCCTTAGATAGGAGACTCTCTTGTGACCTATTCATGTAAGAGTTGAAGCCTTTTGCCGCTGAATCACTAGTTTCAAGGTGATTCTTTAACTTTTTTTGTTGTACTTTATTGTGTTGAAACAGTCTAGGTAGAAGTATAGCATCGTCTGGATTATCAACATTGATATTTAATGCTTGGTTCAAATTACCCAATAATCTATCATACGCCGAAACTTCATCCTTGTCATCTACAAATGTCGATTTCAATGCTGATAACACGCCGCCTTCTTCACCTGTAAATTTGGAATCATCATCAGTTTCAATTGTTTTGTGTACATTAGGAGAACTAGATGATTGACTTCTCGAAAACCAATGTGCTTCAGGACCTGCGCTCATTTCCATATTTTTCTTCAATCTTGTCATTGGAAAATCTTTACCATCACTCAATCTGACTAATTGCTTATTATAGTCATCAGAGCCGTGGTCTCGGATATGTTGTAATATTTTTGTTCTATCCTGTGGTTTCAAGAAATATAGACCCTTCATTAGTGTATTCCAACCCATAGAATGAGCATGTTTGACACGATAAGGTTCGGCTTGTTCTGGATTCTGAGTTCTAAAATCTGCTTTTTCTTGTTCACTCATGTTTTCTGTCGGGTCAACAACTGTAGTAGAAGTGTCACCTTTACTCATCTTATCCATCCTATCTTTGAAGTGTTGCACTTGCATAGCACGTTCTTTTCGCTCATCCGATAATCCAGAAAATTTATTTTTATAATCAGATAAATTGGTCCCTTCCTCAGTCTTCCATCTCTCATAGTCGTGTATTCGAGTATCTTCCATGTGGTCATACGGGTTATCTACATCCTTGGTTGTAGGTCCTCCTAAGAAAGAGTACGATTTATCTCCAAATCCTCTATCTACACCTTCATAGATAGGGCTACCTATCTTTCTGTGGTACTTTTCGTGAGTGTTTTCAATTTTTTTTGCCTGCTTAGCGAAAGACTCGCTCTCAGGAGTATCATTCATATTTTCATGAAAGTCATCTTTCCACCAAGGGGTATCGTCGTGACCAAAATACTTCTCGAAAAGCATAGACTCGTATTGAGGTCTACCGGTAGTTACATTTTTCATTCTAAGAGGATGTATGTCCTCGTGAAAAGGATGATGATTGGAATAATGACTATCCTTATTTGGCTTTGCTCCCGGCCATTGACCATGTGCCATACCAATATCATGACCACCAGTCATTCTTCCAGTGAAATCATTGTTAGTAAGAAATTGAGGTAACATACGAGATATGTTTCTTCTGAAATCTCTTCCTCTAGCGCCTTCTTTAACTTCCTCTACTTCATCCCTTGAAGGAGTAACTCGTTCGAAATCAGGCTCAGTCGACTCTAGATGTTCAATCAATTTATCAGGTGAGAGTTTTCTTTTTCTCAATACATCAGATACGGCTTTGAGACAAAGTATGTCTTCGTTATCGAGTTCATAATTTATATCTGAGCGCATAATGTTTTCAACAGAGAGTAGATAGTGACCTGCCTCTTCTCCGAAGTCAATGTTATGAGATATGGATTTGAGAAGGTCTGTTTTATTCCTAGCAAGAACTTCTAAAGCATCCTCTCGCATTTAACCACCTTTTCACCTCACACTAGTTGGTGTATATTGTGCGCATTGCCCTATGGGAGTTCCATCGTGACCGGGTGCTTTGCACCCTTCATACGCACTAGCGCCACATGTTTTACAAGGACTCATTACTGCTGCCTCTTTACGAACAGCGACAAAGGGCAATTTCATCCCTCCGTAAGGTGTCCCAGTGCAGGAGCATCGTGGGGATTTTGATTTTTATTCAAAGCCTCCACGTTAACACTTGATTGCGATGCGCCTTTGTTAGCAATATCTTCTACATCAAGCAGGGTGTTGTTGGTACTGTAATGCTGATGGTATGTATTACCACCTGTTTCGATATGGAATGTCGTGGCATCTGGTGTAGTGCCGAAGGTTTGCACTCTATGTTGCTCTCCTTTCTTCATGTCTGCCTTCATCGCTCCACATCCCATCTTAGCCATACAGTTACCTTTCTCCATCTTGCCACCACAATCAGGACAGAGTCCCATTTTCTTATCCATGCCTTTTTCAATATCTTCTGCTCTATCAAGAAGAGTTTGGGCTTTCTTCATTAATTCTAATGCCTCGTGTGAAGCGGGGCTTGGTATTGGTCTTCCTGTCATCTAATACATCTCCTTTACTTCTCTGGTTTGCTCAGCCATCTCGTGGATTTCTGACCAAGTTAAATTGTGTATGTCCGCATTACTAAACTCACCGTTATCGGATTTTGCTACCATATTGGCTTCGGCAACAGGCATATCACCACGTAGTGGGTCATAAGCGATGTCTTCACTAAGAGGAGTTCGTACTGAAATGTATCCTGCTTTTTTCAACATTGCAGATGGTGTTTCTACTATTCTTTTTAATATCAAATTCTCTGCTTTGAGGAGTTGTACTTCATTATCGATGCTCTCCATCTTTGAGATGAGAGTATTCATCAATCTTTCAGCGCCATTATCTTCCATTAGTTTCACTCACCGGGTCCAACATATCTTCCGAATGTGCTTCTCGCTTTCTGCATTCGGCTACCTCTAGCGGCGAAAACAGTTCCCGGTAATTGTATTCCCCTATTAGCAGGGTCGAATAATGTACCACTCTCATCGTAACTAGGTGCGGCTACACCATTAGCAAAAACTGACAATGGGTCATCGGCTGCTTCTTGAGCCTTTTTAATTGCATAAACTAAGTCTTGTTCTAGGTAAGAACTGAGTTTCTTTATCTCTGAAAGGTGGTCTCTAGCAGCATTTGCTTCGTTTGCTTCTAAGGCTTTGGCGAAGGCCTCATTATGTGCGTTCATTTTTCGCGCCATAGGGTGCATTTTGAGTAAATCCATGGTAATCTCGCCCGTATCGTAGGCGTCTATACTTTTAATCATGCACCACGATATCGCCTTGCGTTCATTAAACTACGACTATTTTGTTGCGCTTGAGAGGGTTGTGCTCCTCTCTGCTGAACTGAAGAAACTGGTGCTCCTGAGCCGGGTACAGAACGTCTATCCGGAGCGGCTGGACCTCTGGATTGTCTAATACCTACTCCCTCTCCTCCGGGTTGTGATGGCGGCATCATTTGTCTCATCATATTCGGAGGTACTTGTTGAGACATCTGTGGACCCATAGGCATTCCACCACCCGGAGGCATTCCCGGAGGCATTCCCGGAGGCATTCCCGGCGGCATTCCACCACCCGGAGGCATTCCCGGAGGCATTCCCGGAGGCATTCCACCACCCGGAGGCGCTCCACCCATTGCTTGTTGTGGGTCTATTTTCTTATATGAGAATCTGATATCTCTATCGCCTTCTTCTAATAATTCAGGTTTGTAACCGAGCATTTGCATTCTTTGAGCAAGGTTGACTTCCATTTCATCTCTTCTTAATCTAGTGATTTCATCTTCTTCCTCATTTGGATATAAGGTAATTTTCCAATCAGTAACTCCCATTTCTCTTAGGAATCTTGGAAACAAAACATCTGTGTATACTTTCTGACCAAATTCTACGGCTCTATTAGTTACTAGTATTTGCATACCCTCATTACCCAAACCTCCAGATTTACCACTATCAACCATGAAAATACTACTAACACCAAAGAAAGCAGCAATACGATTTCTTATTTCATCTCTAACAGCGGTATACTGCATTTCTTCTAGAGTATCCATAAACTTGACCCAACTTACACCACCTCTTCCTGTCTGACTCTCAATACCAACCTTTGGAATGTAATGCGGGTCTCTCTCCATCTTTTCATCTACAGTCTTCCAAAAAGACTTCATTGATTCAAGATTATCAGTAGTAACAGAAATGATTCCCTTTGGGCTCCTTCTCTTTTGATATGATGTATACATGTAATTATCCATTGCTGTTAGA